GGAGACCCATGGTACTATGCAACTTTTGATGTTACAAACAACAATAACTACTCAGGTTATTCTTGGTATTATGACGTTACACAATATGTTACTGGAGCATCTGGATTTTTTAGCGGAACAGTCACTGGTGACTTATTTACCTATTCGGGGACTGCTTATACTGAATGGAATAATTTAATTTTGGCTACTTTACGTTCTCGTGGTATTTCAGTTTATACTGCTGATTTACATGGTCCACAATATCAAGTTACTGGTTTAACAGATTTAAATTTAGTTTGTACCGGAGCTTACTCAGGAATTTCACAAAGTCCATTTGCTACATTCCAATTGAGTGGTGTGTCTTATGAAGGCAACACTTTCTCCTTTGATACTTCTTTCGACTCAACTAATGCAAACTACATTACTAAAGTTTTAGGTATTACAAACTTCTCAAAACCTAGACAAGAAGTTCCAATTTATGTTGAAGAATCATATCTTGGTATGTTAAACTATGGTTACAATAAAGGATATGTTCGTGGTGTTAAGTGCGATTTGATTGCACTTCCTGAAGCTCGTGATAAAGCTTCTACAACTTCTATTGCATGGTTCTTGGACCAGTATCAAACCCCTAAAACACCATATTTTGTATCAGAACTACGTGGTAATAAAGTTTACAACTTGTTTAGATTTATGACTATCAGTGATGGTAATTCAGCAAACACTGATGTAAAAATTTCAATAGCAAACATTTCCTTCAATAACCAAACCTTTGATGTGTTGGTTAGAGACTTTTTTGACACGGATGCTAATCCGGTTGTTTATGAAAAGTATACTAATTGTACGATGGACCCTACACAAAACAGCTTTATTGGTAAGAAAATTGGTTCTGCTGATGGTGAGTATCCATTAAATTCTGCATACATAATGGTGGAAATGTCAGATGAATATCCTGTTGACGCGCTACCATGTGGTTTCTACGGACTTGAGGAAAGAATTTACGAAACAGCAACTAACCCTTCTCCATTTCCTATTATCAAAACTAAATACTTTTTCCCTGGTGAAACAATTTATGACCCTCCTTTTGGAACTACTGCTGGTGGTGCAAATATTGTGACTTCTTCCGGTGATGTTGTAAGAAGAACTTATTTAGGAATTTCCTCTCAATTTGGAATTGACACTGACCTTCTTCAGTACAAGGGTAAAAAGAACCCCGTTGTTGGTTGGGATTTGGCTACAACTTCAGAACCTTGGAACTACCAAACTAAAGGTTTCCACATGGACTCTGGAGCAACAGTTGTAACTATTGTAAATTCTCAGGTAACTAGTGGAACTCCTGCTTTTGATGTTGGTGTTGCTAGTTTCGATTCTGAACCTACTTCTCAAGAGAGTCCATACTACTTTATTTATTCACGAAAATTCACTTGTGTTTTTCAAGGTGGTTTTGATGGTTGGGATATCTACAGAGAATTTAGAACTAACCAAGACAGATTTGCTCTTGGAGCAACTGGATACTTACAGGGTTCTACACCAACGCAACGTTATCCAACAGCTTCTGGAGATGGTACTTTCAAAAGAATTGTAATTGGTGATAACACTCAAGATTTTGCAAACACTGACTACTACGCTTACTTACTTGGACAATTAACATTTAATAACCCGGAATCAACAAACATCAACGTGTTTGTAACCCCTGGTATTGACTATGAAAACAACTCTAACTTATGTGAGTTGGCTATCGGGATGGTTGAAAATGAAAGAGCTGATGCGATTTATATCGTAACAACTCCTGACTACAACATGTATACCCCTGATAGTAGTTCTCAGTATGAAATTATTTACCCACAAGCTGCGGTTGATAATCTAGACAACACTGGAATAGATTCATCATACACGGCAACTTATTATCCATGGATTTTGGAAAGAGACACAGTTAACAATACCCAAATTTACATTCCACCTACTGGTCAAGTTTGTAGAAACCTTGCTTTAACTGACAACATTTCTTTCCCTTGGTTTGCTTCAGCTGGTTATACAAGAGGTCTTGTGAATTCTGTAAAAGCTAGATTAAAACTTACACAAGAAGATAGAGACACTCTTTATCAAGGACGTATAAATCCGATTGCTACTTTTTCTGATGTTGGTACTGTAATTTTTGGTAACAAAACACTTCAAATTAGAGACACAGCTTTGAATAGAATAAACGTAAGACGATTGTTACTTCAGGCTCGTAAGTTGATTTCAGCGGTTGCAGTACGGTTGTTATTCGAACAGAATGATGAAATTGTAAGACAACAATTCTTAGATTCGGTAAACCCTATCTTAGATGCGATTAGAAGAGACCGAGGTTTGTATGATTTCCGTGTTACGGTTGCATCCACTCCTGAGGATTTAGATAGAAACACTCTCACAGGTAAAATCTATTTAAAACCAACAAAGGCTTTAGAATTTATAGATATCGAATTCTTAATTACTCCAACTGGAGCGTCTTTCGAAAATATTTAATATCTTTGGGGTGGGAAAAATGAATTTCCCACCCTTTTTTTGCCATTTCAATAATGAAAACAAAACATAAGTCGTCCTTTAAAACCGGAACCCCTGACCTTAAATACTACGCTTTTGACTGGGACGATAATTTGGTACACATGCCTACAAAAATCATTCTTCTGGATGTTGATGGTAACGAAGTTTCTATGAGTACCGAAGATTTTGCAACCTTTAGAGGGCAAATTGGAAAAGAAAATTTCAAATACAATGGTAATATAATAGCAGACTTTGCAGCAAACCCATTTCGTTTTTTTGGTGTGGATGGTGATAAAGACTTTTTAGCTGATGCTATGAAAGCTAAACTTGGGCCAGCCTGGAATGACTTTAAAGAAGCGGTTAATAACGGTTCTATTTTTGCAATTATAACCGCTAGAGGGCATAATCCAGAAACCATCAAACAAGGAGTCTACAATTACATCAATAGTAACTTTGGGGGCATCTCTAAAAAAGAACTTGTAAAAAATCTAAAAAAATATAGGGACTTTGTGGGAGAAGAAAAAATGTCCGATGAAGATTTAATTTGGTCGTATCTTGAGTTAAATAGGTACAATCCGGTAAGCTTTGGTGTGGAAGAAGAGGCTGCAAACCCTGAAGAAGCAAAAGTCTTGGCTATGGCAAACTTCGTTAAATATGTAAAATCTTTAGCTTTGATTTTACAAAAAAGTGCATTTTTGAAAAAAGGGGTAGCAAATAAGTTCATACCAAAAAAACCAACAATTGGTTTTTCAGATGACGATGAGAAAAACGTAAAAAGTATACAGACGTATTTTAATCAAATTAAAGAACCGATAAATTTATACTCTACAAAAGGAGGTATAAAAAAAGAATACAAGTAAAAAATTCTCTATATTACTATTATTAAATAATAAAGAAATTATTATAATTAATATTTATAAAGAACTAATACTTAATACTTAATACTTAATACTTAATACTTAATACTTATATGGGAATTTTAACTCTCCACCAAAAAAAAGTAAATAGAAAAAGTTTTCCACCAAGAGTATATTTATAATAAACGATAAAAAGTAAAAATAAGAAAACACAATGGCGGATTTATTAATGAAAATGCCGATTCCTTACGAACCTAAAAGACAAAACAGGTTTATATTAAGGTTTCCATCATCTTTGGGTATCAATGAGTGGTTCGTAGAATCTACGGCTAGACCTCACATCACCATCAACCCAACAGAAATTCAGTTTTTGAATACCTCAACTTTTGTTGCGGGAAGATTTAACTGGCAAACAATTCCAGTAACTTTCCGTGACCCAATTGGTCCTTCGGCAGCCCAAGCTCTAATGGAGTGGGTGCGTTTACATGCGGAATCAGTAACAGGCCGTATGGGATACGCAGCTGGTTACAAAAAAGATATTGATTTGGAAATGCTTGACCCAACGGGTGTAGTAGTTGAAAAATGGATTCTTTACGGAACATTCCTTACCGACGTAAACTTCAACACCCTTAACTATTCTCAAGATGCTCTTGCAACTATTACAACGACGTTGAGAATGGACCGTTGTGTATTGATTTACTAAGAATTATTTATTTACTTTTTTTATCTAGTATATTTAACCGTAGAGCCGAACTCTACGGTTTTTTTTATTATGGACCAAGAAACTTTAAATTATTCACAACAGCAATTTTCCCTACCACATGATGTGGTACCACTTCCTTCCCAAGGAGTATTTTATAAAAATAAAAAATCTTCTATTAAGGTTGGTTATCTGACTGCAAGTGATGAAAACATACTCATGGCTGGCGGTAAAGATATGACTTTGAATCTACTTAGAGCAAAAATTTATGAGCCAGGTTTAAAACCCGAAGAACTTTTAGAAGGGGATATCGAGGCAATTCTTGTTTTTCTGAGAAACACAGCATTTGGGCCATCGATTGAGTTGAACTTAACTGACCCCAAAACAAATAAGAGATTTCAAGCCACAGAAAGGCTGGATGAACTTAACATAAAAAAGGGTGAGGAACCAGATGCTGACGGAACATTCAGCGTTAGGCTACCGGTGTCTGAAAAAAACATTAAGTTGAAACCACTTTCATTCGGTGAAACAACTGAAATATCTAACATGAGCGAAACTTATCCTCAAGGAAGAATAGCCCCTGTTAGAACTTGGAGACTTCAAAAAGAAATTGTTGCTATCGAAGGCACAACGGACAAAGGTGAAATTCACAAGTTCATAGAATCTATGCCTTTGGCAGATTCCAAATACATAAAAAAATTCATGAATGAAAACGAACCCCGATTAGATATGGTTAGGGTTGTAATTACCCCGTCAGGAGAAAAGCTGTCTGTGAACATCGGCTTCGGGGTTGACTTTTTTCGCCCTTTCTTCTGATTACCGACAAGGTCAAATAGATGAATTCTACTATTTGGCTCAGATTTTTCACGTTTCTTACAATGATTTTATGAATATGCCTCTCTTTGTTAGAAAATATATGTTAGATAAATGGGTTAAAGAAAAAGAGAAAAATTAAAAAACTCTATTTATATTAAAAACACCGTAGATGGCTGAAGAAAACATAAGAGGAGCTGAATTATTTAAAAAACTTCTAGCAGAATCTGCAGATTTACTCGGTAACATCGGCAGAATACAAGATGGTATTAGTGATATCAATCGTTCGTTTGGTGAAACTCGAACTAGGTACTTAGAGTTTTCCACAGCTGTTTCTGATAGCGTTGCTGATTTTGTTCGTTTAGGGGGTGAAGCATCGGATGTTAGTGCAACAATCGCAGGTATAGGGGAAGCTTCTAGGAGAAACGTAGTTGCAACAAAAGAAACCCTCACTGAAATATTTGCTACCGCAGAGTATTTGGGTATTAGTGCTAAAGATATTACAGAAAGTTTTGCTATTGCGGGCATTGAAATGTCCAATATTGCGGAAGCAACAGAAGAATCCGTAAATTATATTCAATCAATAGGGCTTAATGCTCGAACCATAATGGGTGATGTTGCCCTAAGAATGGAGTATATGAACCGTTTCAATTTCGAGGGGGGTGTATTAGGTTTAAGTAAGATGGCAGCACAAGCCTCAATGTTGAGGTTTGACATGAATCAAACAGCTGAGTTTGCTGACAAAGTTTTGAATCCGGATGGGGCTATACAAATGGCTGCTGCATTCCAAAGATTGGGTGTTGCCTCGGGTGATTTAGTTGACCCATTCATTTTAATGGACAAGTCAATCAACGACCCAGAGGGACTGCAAGATTCAATTATAGACCTTGCCAAACAATTCACAATCTTTGATGAGAAAACCGGTAACTTTAGAATTAATCCGGGGGGAGTTCGTCTGTTGAAAGAACTACAGGAGCAAACTGGTCTTAGCTACGAAAATATGACCAAAACTGCGCTTGCTGCTGCAGATTTAGATAGAAGATTAAGTCAAATCTCCTTTGATGTTCAAGGAAGTGAAGAGGACAAGATGTTGGTGGCGAACATGGCCAAAATGGGGGAGGACAAGAGGTTCTATGTTGAATTCCAAGACGAACAAGGTAAAAAACAAACAGAAGCCTTAGAAGACTTGACCGATGCACAGTTTCAACAAATCAAACAACAAGCTGCACTTCGTCCAGGAACTATGGAAGAAATAGCAAGAGCACAATTGGATACTGACGTTTTAATTGCTAAGGACATTGCCGCGTTACCAATGAGATTGGGTTATGCACTAGCGGGTCAAACAGGTTTAGTAAGAGGTGTCGAAAGTCTAAGAGAAGGTTTTGATAATTTTGCCAAAGAAGCATATGGAGAAAAGGCAATTCCAACAACAAAGGAATTTAGACAAGCTTTTGAAGAGGTTGGTGGAGAATTAGCAAAAACAGCTCAAGACTTAATTAAAGGTACAGCATCTATTGGTGATTTACAAAATGTTCTCAACAGAAGTATCGAGGAGGGAAAAGTTGAACTAGATGTTGCAGGGAGAATGCAAAATGTTATTTCCGCATTTCAGAACATGGAATCTGGAAGAGATAGATTCAAAAAACTGGGTATTGCCAGCAGCCAAGAGGGAGAAATGAGCAGTTTTGATTCCTATACAAAACAACAAAGAGAAAGTGGGCAAACTACCGTAAGTGGTCAAGTCGAAGTAAAAGGCGGTATAAATATTAAAGTTGATTCACCATCCAATCTAACAGACCAACAAGTGTTTAACATTTTCAACAATCCAGAAGTACAAACGCAAATATTCAAAATTGTAAAAGGTATGGTAAATACTGAAATACAACCTCTGAAAAAATAAATAACTCTATTTATAAATAAAAGTATTAATGGCAAGCCCACTAGATTTTCCTAGCTCCGAAGTTTTTAGAAAAAAACTTGTGGTAAGAAATTTAGTGCCATACAATAAATCCCCTAAGTTTCCAAGCCCCCCCTTTAACTACGAAACTATACAGCGAGATTTATCTCCAGTCGATACCGATGACACGTTAATCGACACTCCAATTCTTGCAAATTTACTATACCCTTTAAACCAATATGGTGCAGAGGGGGGGTACAAACAAGCCCCTTTTATTGGAGCACTAAATAATACCAACTCAAATGAGGGTGAGTATGGGTTTCAAGATGCCAATATAATTGACGAAGGATTTAGCGCAGCACAAGTTGGCTTTCCTGGTATTGCACCAGCATGGAAACCCCTTAACGCTTATGCCAGTACAGACCAATTAACGGATTCCGCACAGTTTTTCAGTTCAATTGAGATTTTAACACAAAATAATGGCCGTACCACAAACGCCCAGCCATACCCAAACTTTAACCCATCGTCATATCCTCTAATTGGCATTATGCTTAGTCAGGACCCTGCGGGTTCTAATGGTTTATTATCTAGTGATTCTTTTCTTGCGAAACTAAGTGCCACATCTCTGAGACGACAGGTTGAATTTAATATTGCACAGCAAATAAGAAACAACACCCGTGGTCGGGCAAACTTCCTTAATGTAAACGGGGGGGAAGATATTCTTGCATTTATCAATGGAAGAGTACCACTTTTAGAACCAAACTTTACAATTACCGAGGGTTCAACAATCATCGGGGCAGCAGCAGGGTTGTTAAATAGAATCTCCGGAGCTTATGCTCCATTTTCCGTTATACCAGGAAGTTACTTTGACCCACAAATCAATAGTGGAATACCAACGACAGGTCAACAACTTGCCTCAGCTTTTCTGGGTGCAAATGCTGCAGCAGGTCTTGGAAGATTTTTTGCCAGATTAAATTCGCAATCAAATTTAAGAGGGTCAATATTACTTTTAGAAAATACTGGTGGGGGTCAAAGGTCGCAGTTATTTAAAAACTTAGATTACAACCTGTACAAGCCAGGTTACGACAGACCCATTTTTGATAGGGTAGCAGGGGCACTTCAGGGAAGAAATACAAACAACGGTGAATACTATATTGGTAGTGTTAAAAGTGAACCTTCCCAAGTATTCTCACCCTCTGGTGATGTTCCAGTAGACCAGTTTGGAAGAGAAATTCAAGCACCGGTATATGGGCCACAGGAACTTGCACAACTCTACGAAGGACCAGGTCAAGCTCTTAATCTTGGAGCTAATGGACCAACATATAGTAGTGGTGGTGATATTGTCGGAGGTTTTACTTGGGTGTCACCAAAATATAAGGGTAATGCTGGAAAATTTGTTGGACTCGGTGGAGACCCAATAGCGGAGGACCCAGACTTTAGACCTTCAGCGTATCAGCCAACGGAATCAACAGAGTTTGAGTTTAGACAAGGGTCCATCATGGACGATACTCAAAGAATTATTGATTCACAACCAAGAGGGGGGAGAAGACTGCAACACGTGGGAAATGCAATAGACCAGGTTTCAAAAGTGTTCAACGATGGGTATACAGAAATTACCAAGGGTTCAAGAGTAAGAAGATATGTTGGCGCAATTGGGGCTGAAGTAGGTGTTGAATATTGTAGAATATTTCAAAAAGATACTCCGTATCTTCAATATAACGACCTACAAAAGGTTGATGGTATTACAACAGAAGGTAGAAGATTTTCGTATTCTATTTTTGACAAAACATACAATCTAAACATTGCCCCAAACAAAAGAGAAGGGGGTCAAGACTCAACAAACTTAATTGGAGGTCCTAATGGTTACGCAAAAAAATATATGTTTTCTCTTGAAAACCTTGCTTGGAGAACTTCGAATAGGCCTGGCTATACAGTTGCTGATTTGCCTATATGTGAAAGAGGTCCAAATGGTGGTAGAGTTATGTGGTTTCCACCCTACGGGTTAACTTTCAACGAAAGTACAAGGGCAAGTTTTAAACAAACAGATTTTATTGGAAGACCAGAACCTGTATTTACATATTCAAATAGTTCACGCTCGGGTTCTCTAACTTGGAAAATCGTGGTAGACCATCCATCGGTTTTAAACATGTTAGTAAACAGAGTTTTAAACGACACAAATATTAGACAAAGAGCTGACCAAATATTGGATTCATTTTTTGCTGGGTGTAGAAAATACGATTTGTACGAATTAGCCAGAAAATATTATACGGTGAATCCAAATGATATTTTTGAAATCCAACAAAGACTTCAAACTAAGAATGTTCCAGGAGAAGATGTTGAATATTATGTAAGGTCTGTACAAACTGGGGGTTTTGGAACAACAGCAGGAGGTTCAGATGGAAATGGATATCAGCCAGCAACAAGTCAAAAAAGACAGTTCTCTGGATTTGATTATTCAAAATTGTCAAATTACGCCCTTTATTTTGATAACGATATTCCTAAGCCTGAGAATCTAGGTCAAGATGTTCAGAATTATGATGTTTACTATCAAACTTATACAAGTAGTACAAACAAACAATTGTACCAAACCAGAGCAACTCCTTTAGGTCAAGCCGTTCAAGTTGGAGAGTTTTTTACACAAGTTGTAGAGGGTAATAAAAGTTCTATTGAACAAATGTTAATACAGCTCGATAGAGATTTGACAAACAATCCAAAGGATACTTGTAGTATAAATTTGCAGAGTAGTGCATCTAGTCCTCAAACACCAGACTATAATGTTCGTCTGTCTCAAAGAAGAATGCTCTCTGCTACTGAGTACATTGCTTCAATTGGAAATTTGGGCACCTACATAAGTGAAGGAAAATTAACCGTCAATAGTGGAACAACTTCCGGGGAAAACGCCGTTGTTCAACCAATTGGTTTGAATGGTAGAAATTTTCCTGGCCCTGCTGGCGGATTTAATTGTTTATCCACAGCAGCAACAGATTCTTTGTCAAGTGACGCTCAAATTTACACTATCAACACAATGGCTTGTAGAAGAACAAGTATTT